GTTTCAAAAGAGGCCAATGTCACGTTGGTCGTAACAGAGGTCACAATGTAAAAACCTGAGGCATCATTACCGTTGACTTGAATAACATCGTTCACTGCTAAGGGACCAGTGGTGCCGGTGTAGCCAGCGGGGAAGGGGCTAACCAAGGTGGTCTGGGCTGCATTGAAGTAGCCAGAAGCTGCGATGGTTGCGATGGTTTCGTTTGAGCCTGTGCTCGTGCCGTTGTAAATCCAGGCTTTACCGGCATCAATGTTGCCAGAGCTGGAGTTACGGGCTAAGAAGTTAAAGCTGAATGACATAATAAATATCCTTTCGTTAAGTTCTGAGTTAATAAAGGGAACCGAAGTTCCCTTTATTATGGCCTATTAAGAAGGCGTGTAATCAATCTTTACCATACCAGTCTGGTCGATGACGCAGGCATTGGCTTCGATCCACATATTAATCAAGTAAGACGCCTTGGTGGGCACCCAGTCAATCGTACCTTCCAAGCGAGCGTTAGCTGCGTAGCCAACAGCTTGACGGTTGTACATGTACATTGTCCCGTCGAGCAATCCGCCTTCAGGCATGTTAGGTAGAACGATGATACGAATACCAAGGATTTCTTGCCCATCAAGACCGTTACCTGCAAGGGTTTGGGTTTTCATGAAGAAGATGTTAGTGAAATGGTCATCGGCCAGCAAGTTGGCTTCCGCGTCTGCATCCATGATGCAAAACAAGTCGCCCTTGGCAGCTGCGTTTCTACGTAAGAATTTGTGACCGGCTAGGAACTGACCGTAGGTCAATGCTCCGACGTTAGGGACGGTGTTACCTTCTTCGATACCACCACCATAGTTGGCGGATGCGATTGCGTTGATAATCATTTGGTCAGAACGACGGCCAATGGCTTGAGCGCAAAGGCTAGAATATTCTTGGGTCGCGTTAACGGCAAGTTTGTATTTGAAGGTACGGTCAACGTATTCAGGTGCAAACCAATCTTGCATGGTCAAGGTGACGTTACGTGAGTTGATGTCGAGGGGAGTAACATCATCCTGCACACCCTTTTGGTTGGCTACGCCTTTACCAAATACGGGGAAGTTGATGATTTCGCCACGCGTGCCTTGTTTAACGCGAACGGAAGGCTCTAGCAAGAAACCTTCGGATTGGAATTCTGCGTGGGCGTCGCTGATGAATTGTTGGATCTCAATTTGGTCTAATGACATTGACATAATGTGGTGTCCTTAAAAATCTAAAACAAAATAGTATCTGTCTTGTTTCTAAGGGTATCCACTTAGTCATTCGGGCGCTTTCGCGGTATCCAAATTTTAGGCAGGCCTCTTGGCAATTGCAATCAGTATAGCTCAGTCAAAATGAAAAAGCTATCATCTTTGCTCGCGTGTCACTGCATCTCTATACCGTTGAGCAACTTCATTCCTATAACCTGCATCCTTCTTATACCTGGCTGCGTTTTCAATCTTCTCACGTTCCACAGAGGCGCTAGTCTCGTATCGGTGCCCATAGCTTGCGCCTTGAGCTGGGAGGTTGTTGCCAGGGCCAGAAGGGTTGAGGGCGATAAGGGTATTAAAGGCCTTAAAGTCTTCAGGGGTTTGGAGCCAGCCTTTCATGACTTCTTGCTGAGTCTTATCGAGCTTTGAGTTCATCCAGGAATCTACACGTTGTGCTGCTTGGGCTAGGTCTGGTGTCATTTCCTTTTGAAGCTTCTCATCCATCTGGCGGGCCATGGATTTGAGGGAATCGTCATAGCCAGCTGTTAGCTTTTTGACGGCTTCATTGGAGAGGCCCATTTCTTTGAAAGTGGCTTTCATGCCGTTTAGGATTGGATCGTCAGCCGTGACACCATACTCAGACAAAGAGGCGGTATCGTAGTCACCTTCTTTGGGGGCTCCCCACCACACGCCCATTTTGGTTTGCAGATCATGATAAGCCTTGGCTTGTTGCTTCATGACATCTTCAGTGGAGTCACCCCTGAATTTATCTCGCAAAAGCCAAGGCATATCGTCACCTGTAACCGGCTGGGTCACATTAGGATTTTCGTCATAAGTTCCCTGGGGAAGCTCTGCTGTCGTAGTCGCAATCGTTTCATCGGTCATAGATTATTTGCTCTTTTGAGTGCCTTTCATTGCACCCTTGGTTGATTCAGCGCCACCCTTCATTTTTGAAGGTTTGGTTTTAACTTTCATTAAGCTGTCTTTACCAACTTTTGAAGGTTTTTCCATCTTTTCGCTTCTGTAGCTTTCAGCTTTCGATTTCATATTCGGTATCCTTTTGAAGTTGCGTGGCTTGTTTAGGTTTCATGGCATCGTATGCGTACTTTCTGAGTCCGCGTATAAAATTATTCCGGCCTTCATTAAAGCATGATTGGCGTTCGGTGAATTCTGGGGCACAGGTTGGGCCATAGAAGTAGCGTTCTTCCATCATTTTCAGGAAGCTTTTGCCTGCATCCGTGTTGAAGAAGATTTCGTGGCAAAGGGTATTCATCTGGTCGTGCCAGTCTTTCCAATATTTAGCTTCTGGGTTTAGCTGTTCTGGTGTCATGCTTGGGTCTCTTCTGGGTTCTGTTGCATCAGAGCCATTTGCTCTGCTGCGCCATCGATTACTGCCTGCATCTCAGAGGGGGACATGATGAGCTTAGCTTCGAGTCCTAGGGTTTCTCGAAGGTACTCAGGGATTTCCGCCTGTTTAATTGAGGTTGCAGCAAGCTCCGGCCCCATTAACATGGCTGCGCTCTGCATGTAAGTCAAGAGCTTGTCGCGCTTAATTTCCCCGCGAGCGGTCATCAAGGGGGTTTCGTATTTAAGTCCGACAATATGACCATCTTGGTCGATTAAGTCACGCAAAACTTCCTGGTCTAGGCCTCGGAAGAATTCAGGGATTAACCTGTGCATGAGGAAGATGCAACGCTTTATGACTGGGTCAAAAAACTCAGCTTGAAGCCTTGGAATCATCGCGCTAAATGTCTCAAGATTCTCACGGTATCTGATATTGGACTCGGTTGCCGTCTTATCGGGGCCATTAATTGGGCCCAACGGATCTGTGAAAAGCATCTCGTTAATCTGTGACCGTAGCTCATTGGCAACAAGCGTAGTGAACTGCGGATTCCCAGCCTGAGGGAAAACAGTAATTGGCCATTCGCCTTGAACCATTTGAACTGGGATAATGGAGCCAGGGCGAGCGATGAAGGTATCAGAGTTCCATGCGCTGTCCGTAGAGGCCATATACATAGGATTGGCCTGAAACGCTGCTGCCGTCATCTCATCTTGGATGGCTTTGTTAATCGTTGCAGCGGTTGGCGCTGCTTCAAGCGATGGCCCACGACCACGGTTTTCGCCAGGAAGCACCATAAACCTGAAGTAAATCCATGGCCATGAGGCATCTCGTGCAACATAGAGGACTTCTGCGTTTTCGGTGATGACTGCGTAAACGTAGCGTTCTGCTTCGTCTGCGTCCCAATCTATGTAGGAGCATTCATAAATATTTATTTTGTCTTTCTTGTCATTGCCTGGGGGCAAGACTGCATCTTTCCAGATATGAGGAATCTCAGCGACTAGAACCATCTTCCAATCACGAAATAGGCCACAGACACCGCCCATGGCGTTGCCTTCGATCATAACCAAGGCATCTGAAACAGAGTAGATAATAAATGGGTCTTCTTTCGTTCCCTCATTGATACACATGAACCCCGTCGAGATAAGGGCATCAGACATGGCTTCAGAGGAAGCAAGATAGAATCTTGATCGGTCTAGGAGATTGAAGAACTTCTCAGTGAGCAAGTCTGCCATCTTCTGGACTTGAATATATTCGTCAGTTCCTTCCTGGTATCTGTCACCAGGGACAAAACGCATCCATTGAGTCCCTTTTGGAATCATTCCAGTTAGGATTTTGGATTGTAGGCGACGATGCGCGATGACCAGCGTTAAATCTGCAACGGGGGCGCCTAGGTTACGAGCTGGGGGAACAATGGGAAGGTAGAGATTATACCAAGCATTCGAATTAGGGGTTGCCCAGCGGTGTGCTTGGGTTAGTAGCTGCTTCCACATTAACATGTCGGACTGAGCGTTTGCTCTGCGTGCAAGAACCTGAGCTACCTCATCATTACTGAGGCTGCTTTTATCTTTTGGAGGTGCCAGTTCTCTGGCAGTTTCAAAGACGTTAGATTTTTTGCGTTTACGAGCCCGCTCGATTGCCATTGATTAACCTAGCTTAGTACTGGTTGGATTGCTTTCATAAGAACCGCCACCACGAGAGCGTTGTGTGCGAGCTAAGAGGGTATTAGCTTTGGTACGTTCTTTTTCTTCTTTCGCTTTTTGCTTTGCGGTTTCAGCTTTTAGTTCTGCTGCTTCTCGCTCGGCTGCTTGTCTTGCTTTTTTGGCGTCTCGTTCTGCTTTACCAGATCCCATGGCAGTATCCTAATATGTTTTGGAGGCTTGGAAGTTAACCTAGAGTATAACTGCCAAGGTGTCAGCGTCAAGGGCCAATATACACCAATAAGGTATTGGATAGTAGACACGCACGATATTGGGCCAATTCGCCAGACTGGCATGTCCTTATTTTCTTTGACTGCGATGGGTAGGATTTTGTGATTGGGGAAAAGTCGGGAGTAAGAGCCGATGAAATCTAGGCCTTTTGCTTTGCAAAGAATAGTAAAATTAAGAGCGCCAATGGCAGGATCAATGAGAAACCAATGCCCCTCAGTATGATGGAAGGCGTGAACATGGCCATACCCAAGTCTAAACCAGCGAGAAAGATAATAAGATGTCGATTCACTAAACACCAGGTAATATACTTTTTCATCAGACATTAACCACGATTCTTATCAGCTTTTGACAATCTTTAGAGCTTTTTGACTCTGCTATGATTTGGCTCCCAGACTTAATTATAATCTGGGAACCGATATCATCAGTTAGCAATTTGCTGAGAGCCTGAACTCTTTTCTTTAAGCCACTCACGATTCACCACCCAGTCCTGGCTAGCCTCGTTTAACTCAATCGGCATCAGGCAATGTCTGCACATCATATGCGTCGCCTTCTGATAGCCACCCGTGATTTGCCATTTGGAAACCACGAAAGTATGAACACCATCAGCACAGCTTGGGTGCATGGTAACCATCTTCCTAGCCTTGGCTGGCCCATTAGTATCTGCCATAAGTCCCTCGTTTTAGTCTTAGATTAAGCTCATCTTCGTCAAGTATATCGTCAATCACAATGTGATGACCCTCTTTTTTCTCAAGTTCAGTTCCTTCGCGATACCAAAAGAACTCAGGGTTTTGAGGTGGAGAGTTAGGCACCATTGAAAATACGTTGACGTTGATTTGCATAGTAACACCTTTAGGTAGTCTGCCTCGTTCAATGACGGGCCTTCTTGTGATTGTGGGTTTTCACAAGATTCTACCAGAAAGGAACTAGAATGGAACGTCTGTGTCAAACTCTGGGTAACCAGTACTTTGGGTTGCCTGGTGGGGTGGTTCAGATCCAGCCACAGGCTTTGTGGTGTACTTCTTCACCTGATTCTTGTCCGGATAAGTCCCGCCTTGTGGGCTCTCTTTTCCCTTTTCGATTGTCAGCTCGACGTAAGCCGTGCGACCGATACAATCCTGGGCTGTCAATCTCCCTTCTTGATACAATCTTAATAATCCCGTTGACTCGCAAAAAGCGTAAAGCTTAAATGCCATGGCCTCAACAAGATAATCGAAAATTGGATGGGCACGCCCCTCATTGTCATAAACTTCAAGTGTAAGCGTGAGCATTTCATTCCCGCTTTTTGACATGCCCTCTTTCGCATTAGCAACCCTGAAATGATAAATGCCAGGCTTGATTAGATTCATCGTTTCAATTTCTTCTTTAGTTTTTGGGGCAAAATTCATTTGGTGACTCCTGGGTTGGATTTAGCGATTAAAAAATCGATGCACTTTTGAATTGCATCTTTGGTCATCTCATTAAATGATTCAGAGTTTGCTCTGTCAAGCCATTTTTGACCGACCTCATTTGATATTTTGTTAGCCGTCATTAGCTGCTTTAATTGCTTAACCTGTTCATCTGTGGCCAGCTCAACGGGAATTGCATCACGCTCTAAAATCTCACGACCGTAGCGGGCTGCAATCTCCTCATAAGAGAAGGGGAAGCTTTCGCCATCAGGGATTGATTCAATGCGTGATTTTCTTGTGATGGCGATTCGCTCAGCCCCGCGCTTTTGAATCTCGAAGACCAGATCAAAGAGGTAATCTAGTTTTTTATAGCCGTCGTAGGTCTGGCCTAGGACTGTCATGTTAGTGCCATACTCGTTTTTAGAATGACAGGTGATGATGACATTCATGTCCAGTCGCATCAAGAGATTGCAAAGGTGCTTCATCATCTTATTAGCTTCTGCGTAATGCTTGCCGAAATCAGTACCGACTCTAAGGGCCATTTTATCCATCAAGTCGTTGTGAATGTTTGTGATCGAATCAATGACAAGGGTTTTGAATTCATGCTTCACTGTGAGCAGACTCATGACCTCTTTCATTAATTCATCAAAATCGTTTGTTTGAAAAACTGCGCTGCCATTTTTAACCAGCAACTTAATGTACTGCTCGTTCTCAGCTCCGCGCTCAGAGTCGATAAAATAGGCTCTAGGGAAGGAGGCAGAGGCTGTCGTTTTACCACATCCTGCATTCCCGTAGAACAAACATTTTAGGCGTTTTTCAACAGCCTCGGGTTTAATTGCTCTAAGTACCATCTGCGATCACTCCTTCTCTTAAAATAAGATTATGAGCCAAAAGAACTTCCTCTAATTCATGGAGAGATTTTTTTCCAAAATTCGGCATTTTTAAATATTCTATTCTTGTATATTTTAAAATATCTTGAAGATAAAAAATACTTTCTGATTTTAAGACATTTGAAGTCCTTACAGATAATTCCAGATCATCAATTGTCAATGTCATTAAATTATTTGAAGACTGGGTGAACTCTTTAATCTCTCTCATCAATTCTATAAAACTTTTACATTTAAAATGTACTTCTATCATTTTACTTCAAATCTCCGACTAGCGTTTCCAACTTTACAAACCTGAGCATAAACCTCAGGAAACTTCTTTTTAAGCAGTGCAGTGTCAACTCCACTTCTTCCCTTAACATTATTCCAAGTAGCCACTATTCTACCATGTTCGTTGACTAAGGTCGAAGCATCTCTCATGTAAACGCAAATCGACTCTTTGAGCTCGTCTATAGTTTGCGTAGTCGCCTCAAGATATTCTTTAAAAAAATTGTACTGCTCGATTGTTTTCTCAATCTCGAAGGTAGCTACTATTGAGCCCTGAGCTTCTTTAGTTGTGAGCATTTTCACTCTGTCTGCATCATTCAATGGCTCGGGCGGAATGTCGGCTTGGACGCAATCCCAGAATGCTTTTTCGCGCTCTATTAGGTCTTGTTCAATAGCCATGTCTCTATCAATGCAATAATGCCTAAAATCAATCCCACGGATGAGAACACCAACGTGACAACGTGAAGCATTGGTGACTGCCATGTAGTGAGCAATCTGTAAACGGTAAGCGCTAGGGATGATATCAGAGCCAGATCCGCCCCAGCCAGTATCATTGGAACTCGTCTTGATCTCAACAATCGCGCTTTCCCCTCTAATCTTCCCATCAATATTTCCCGCCATCCAGTGATATGAATCATGAACCCACAACATGTCAGAAGGCGTGATGTCTTTACCTAATTCCTGGCCAAGCCAATCCCGAACAGCACCCTCAAGCATATTGCCTGCTTTAACGGCAGGCTTGTGACTAATATCCTCAGCCACAGCCCTGCGGGTCTTATACTCCCAAAGCCTGTACGGCGTGCAGTACTTTGATTCCCCGCAAATGATTGCAGCATCTGAGCCTGTGACATAATTCAAACGCTGCTGTAATTGTTCATCTGTCAACATTACTTTTCCTCGATAAGCAAAAGAACTTCAGGCTCACCATTAACTTTCACCTCTGGATGATTCTCATCTTTGCTCAACCACAAAAAAATCTCATTGGCTTTTTCACAAATCTCCTCGACTTTTTTAAGTCTCTCATTGAGCTCGTCCATAAGTCTTAAAAAATCTTTGACCTGACCGGTGAGTTCTTCATGCTTTTGAATAATCCTAACAAAGGCCTTTTCAAGCCTAATAATGTCCTGCGTGTCCTTATTCATGCTTTCAGCTCCTTGGGCTTAGTCAAGCTTTCTTCAATGATTTGACGAAGATAATAAGCCATAAAGATATTGGATTTTTTGCAATGCTTATCAAGCTTAGCCTTAAGCTTTTTTGGGATTTGGAAGTTAATGACGGTATTTTTATGACTGATTGCTGCGCCCATCTGGGTACTCCTAAGTTTAAAGAGTACCCACTATAACAGGCCTACATCGGACATACAAGGAAAGCTAGGATATTTCTGAGATCTTTCTAAAAATCATGGTTTCTTCATCACCATGCTGGGGCTGATGTCCCATGATCTTATAACTCTGGACAAAGACGCGGTATTCCAGAGAGTTAGATGCATTGACAACATCTCTAACTAACTTCCCCTCAATCATCACGATATCATCTTGCTTTGCATTGATGGCAAAGGACTCAGCCACACGCCCCCCAATTGAGATAGGGTGATGATGAGTCATTGAGCGGGTCTTACCCTCTTTGTCTTGGAATTCTTCGGTGATGGAGAGAGTGGCGCGTGCGTAGTTGTTACGCATGGTTGGGGGGCTGATTAGGCGACCACAGAGAAGGGTTTTGTTTAGCATATTTACTCACTTAAAGAAGCCAGGTGAATGGACTACCTGGCTCTGTATTAGACAAGGAATGTTGATGGGATAGTTTAACCTGGGCTACAGAGCAGCACAAGGAGATTTGTGAGCATTAGTGCTGTGCAACCTAGGGCAGCGCCTTGGAGGTGTTTGGAGAGGTTAAACTCGGCCAGGAAGAGGGCTAGGAGGGTAAAGAGGATACTGGCGACTGCTAAGTAGGGTAGAGCTATGCGAGTTGGCTCAAATGAGAAGAAGATGGTAAATATATAAAGGGCGAACAGATTTATGCTGGTATTAGTTAAGCAGAATGTTCTTTCCATGACTTCCCCTGATTAAGATCCCCCTCTGCCCCATGCTATCGGACTGAGGGGGTTGTCCACATCCTCACTCTAAGAGAGATAAGGACAGGCTAAGTTTAAGGGATGCCATAGGGAATAGCAATTCCTTAAAAAGAAAAAGCCCAGAGGTTGGTCTGGGCTTTTAATTGATCCCTTTACGGGATCAGATAATCCTGTTAGCATGTTTGTATCTAACGCAACCACAAAACAGGAAAGTTCATATGCACATAGTACCTCTCCCCTGCCCAGCCGTCAAGCTAATTCTTCATTCAGCTACGATCCTAAAACGATTATCTTCGTTCTGGCGGTGTGTCGCATAAAAATGACACAACCGACCAAGAGTTTAGCGGGGTGTAATCTACGTTGTGACTTGACTCGGAAACTGACACAAGACTTCTCAACAGTAAAGTGGGAGCGAATATAGGGGCACTGAGAGCCTGGGAAAGACACCAGCAAAGCCTTATAATGCGATGGCCGAGGGATGACCGACGGGTAATATCGTAAAGCTCGGGCGATTCAAGCTGAAAGGCTTGTTTCCTGGCCCGAGCTTTGTTCAAACCTTCAAGAATCGGTCTGGATAATCATCAGAAGAGAGTTAAGTTATGAATGTAAAGATTAAGAAGTTAAGAGTTAAATCAGTTAAGAAGATTAAAGCTTTAAAAGCAAAACAAAAAAATGAAAAAAGAGAATTAGAGCGAAGAAATTGTTTTTGGCATAATGGAGTTCATTACTACACAAGGGAATTTTTTCCTTTTGAGGGATCTTTCAATTTATGCGAAACATATGGGAAAAGAGTGTTTACGATTGGCTCAGGCTTCTATCTTTCAAACCCAGTAGATAAATTAGGTTTTATCGATGGCGAGCTTCTTAAGAAAGTCAGGAAAAATTATATTATGGACTCAAGATTTAAGATAATAAGCTCTGCGCAATCAACTCTTTTCTAAGAATCAAACGAAGTAATTGGCCCACCCCGAGGAGGTGCTTTTGAGTTATGTTTATCTGGTTAAGGAATCTATTGACTACATGCAAGATGAGATTCTTGGAGTTTTTGCCACATACGTTCTTGCAAAAGCTTACGTTGAAAATCCACCTTGTTTTAAAACCTCTACCGCTGTTCTTGGAGAAAATATCTTTATTGAAGAATGGGAGTTGAAAACGAAGTAAAATGAGGCAGGTAGAACTTGAGACAATCTCAGCTAGTAAGGAAATCTAATGACCTGGTTTAAGAATCGCAAAGATGAATATATCTTTGTTAGTCAACATCTATCAATCTTCAACAAGCTTTGGCTTTGGCTAAAGGGCTTTCGAGAGGAGTGCAAAGTCACGGAAGAAATGAAGGGGTTTGAACGTGAGTTCGATGACATATATACCATTATCAAAAAAGAGACAAAAAAAAAGAGCTAGGAAGAGGAAGCAACCCAGCTCTTAACACCCATGAGTCATTTTTGTTTTAATTCCTCGACAGCATCCTCGGTTGCTGCCCTGTAATCATTGAAAAGCAGATTCTGCGCTTCTTTTTCTAAGAAGTTATCCTCGGGCATGTGACAGTAGTGGGTTCCTGCTATGCCTAGGCCGTATAGAATCCCACAGGCGATGAGTTTGATCAAGAATGGCTTCATGGTAACCCCTCCTCGAATGCTCCGCTACAATCGCGTTTAAAAGGGACTAGCCCAAGTTATTAAAACTAGTCCCACCGCCTGCCCATACCAACTACCGTGAGCAAATTAAGTGTAGCTCATTAAGGGGTGTTGTCAATCAGCTTGCTTAGGATTGTATCTTTAACGATTTGAAGGATGTTAGCGCCTATATAATCCAGCCTTTTTTCAAGTTCTTTGACTCTGCTGAAAAGGAAGTCGATTTCTTTTTTAGAGTAATAATTTACTGATTCCCCAGACTCAAATGAGATATCAGGCATGGTGAAATTCTTTGCTTCATGTTTAACTCTCTCATCTCCTGCTGCCATGTTTAGGTTTACCTCGTTGAAAAGTTGGTTGATATGCTTCATTTGCTCGTCAAGCAGGTTGATTCGAGCGAAAATTACTGCTGCAACACTGCTTAAATCCGGTTCGAAGTGTTCGGGGATATGCCTTTTTGCTGCATATATGTCATCGAGGTCTGGTAGCTTTAATAATATATTCTCAGTCATTCTTCCTCTCCGGTGAAAAAAGCCTTGTAGCTGGGTGAATCTTCTTCATCCCAAGGATTCCAGACGACCTCGTCATCGATTCTACATGGTTCTTTCATTCCCAAAACTTCCTAAACATGACTGTAAGAATAAGGAGTCCCGCTAGGTTTACTCCGGCTGCAATGTAGTGTTCTACGCCAAGATATTTGAGCGTCAGAACAGAATTTGAGATTATTAAAAATATTGTAATTAGGAAAGCTTTGGTCTCGCCATCAAGATATTTTAAGAGTTTACTTTTCATTTCTTCACCTCTAAAAAATCATTAATAATTAGCTCACGTAGATAGTCCGAGACTGTGAGCTGTTTTGAAGCTGCGCTAAAATAGGCAATAGCCCGCTCGGCATTTGATACGCGGACAAACAACCTGTGCCCGCGATTTTTATATGTCTTAGATTTGTCAATCTCGCTGGTCATTTAATCTCTCCAAAAGCTCTGGCTGCTCAAACCGATTGCCAATAATAGGAAACATCAGCATACGATTTGATTTACGCCCAATAAATGCTTCCTCATCCTGTCCCATTGCAAGTAGAAAATCCACAATGCTGGAAACTTGAAAATATGAATGCCCATCAATTAAAACATCCTCTTCAAATATCTCGATTCCGTTGCAATCCTTAAGACCCGTGGATTGCATGGGGACATAATCAAACATATCAACAGATTCATTCGCCTCGCACATTATTAAAGTTAAGTGAGCCTGCATATTAATTATAAAAACTCCGTTTGAATTACTGCCATTATAATACATTTCTTTTTTGGAAAAATCCCACACTCTAAATCCCAGCATTGCATTTCTCCAAAAGTTCGGGGTTCTCAAAAGAGTTGCCAATTATACCAATTTCATGAAAATATAATTTTCCGCAGCCTTCTGTAAAGTAATCTCGGTATAATTTGTATATGGATTCCACAAGATAATATCCACCTTTTTTATCAAGCCATAATATATCTTGTTCAAATATTGGATCTTGGTGCATATCATTGAGCCCCGTGGATTGCATAATTTGGAAGCGGGAGTTTTCGGCATGTGCAAAAAACCCTCCCAAAGAATCAAAATCTTTTGAATAAGTCATTTTTTCGGAATCATAAAATCTAAATCCCAGCATTACAACCTCCCTTCTTGTGATCTTTCAAAAATTTGAATAAATGTCCCAGATTCTCTCAACGCATCAAATCGATTTAATTTTAAAACTTCTTTCCTATCATTTTGAAAAATGAATGTATCATCAAATGGGGAGACATCAATCATCTTATAAATTGGGCCCTCAAAAATCCCAGGTCTTATAAATATACCTTCAGGAATATATTTATTCATATCTAAATCCCAGCATTCATTAAATCCTTAATCATTTCGATAGCTCAATAAATCCAACAACAAAGCCAGCTGCTGCCTCGCAACCGTCGGAAAGTTTATTGTGAGAGCCGATAATAAGCTCAAGTTGGTCGGCCAAGAATCGTATTTGCTTGTCATACTTAGATGTTTTTTTCTCAGTGACTTTAGCTTCTACGGGGGGATTGGGCAGTCCGCCGATGACTCGTAGTATTTTCTTTTTACAGTTAGGGCGTGGGGTTGCTGAGTCTTTGATATATCGGCCTACGGCTGCTCCCGATATGTTGCAAAGGCTTGCGAATTCAGCTTGTGAGAGGGCATGATCTGAAATGTAGGCTTTAATCTGATCTGAAAATTTACTCATTTGTTTAACTCCAATTTCTTAGGTGTAAGTTCTTCTACTTCATAGCCAAGGGCCATGACGATTGAGAGGTCTCGCTCATCAAGGGTTACTTTGCGGGTCAGCTCAGCAAAGAGCCGAGCCTTTTCGCATTGGGGGTAGATTTTGTCTACCCCATGCACGGATTTGATTAGGACTTGGATCTTCATGCTTCCGTCTCCAGGTCGGTTAAAATCCTGTCCATCATTTCGCACTGCAAATCTCTTAATTCATGCAGATGGTAGACTTCTTGCATTTCAGCCATCAGCATTTCTGCAATGTCTTCCTCGCAGAATATGGTCTGATCTAACCACTCCTCAGCCTTCTTCAACTCCTCTGAATTGCATTGCTTCAAATGAGCAAGCAGCTCAGCCTCCTGCACTGCCAAAAACTTCTTAGCTATCGCAACAGAGGCCTCACTAACTTCATCGACAAGTAACTCTCTAAAATTCGTCATAGCTGCACCTCAATCAAATTGCTGGATTCAGACTTATAACCGTTGAAGGTGTCTATATGAATGTAAGCATACCAACCAATATGAAAGTAATCTGTCATAATGTCTGAATGATCAAAATTACCCTTGCTCATGATCTGAGCAATCTGTTTAAACAAGCTGTTAATCTCGTCTGTAAAATACAGAGAATAATTAGGATTGGTGACTGATAAAGCACAAAAACATAGCCGAGTAGGGTCGCCAATTGGATGCCTCTGATTCCACATCTTCAACAGATCAACATCTGATTTCAAAATTTTAAGGTTAATCGAAGAATGATCACTCTTTGTAAAAGAAAACTTCCAGGTCTTGGGGATAATTAATTTTAGAGCTTTGCGCATTTCTGCTACCTGCTCTGTGCGAATGTATGCCATAATAGGGGTGCCTCTCTATGTTTGCTCGGGTTGAGCTCTACATAAGATGACATTGTACGCACAAATAAACGCTTGTCAAGCGTGTGCGCACAAATAAATGAAAAAAGACTAAGTTAGGCGATTCAGATAACATTCCTGAGATACGATACTAATGACCGAGTTACCTGGCATAGAAAAGAAGCCAAAAAAGCAAGTGAGAGAGTGGCAAGGCTGGGAGCCGAGAGAGTTTACGCCCAGTCATTGTGTAGATCTCATACAAATAATGTCCACAGGACGATGTCCGACTGCTTTTAATGCAAAACACAATTTATCCAGAGCCATGTTTTATAGATGGGTTTCAGAGCATCGGGACTTTAACCTTGCTTATGCTATAGGTAAGGAGCTTAGTAAAAATTACCTATATGGTATGCTCCATGAGAATGCTGTTGAGCTTCATGACCCTCAGGGCATAACTCAAAAGCTTAATATGGCTGTCTGGCGTGAGATAATGAAACACCAGCATCAAATCCCCGAAGCTAGAGAGGCTTCAATGCAGCTTGCTAAGGTTGCGAGTGGCCCTAAGACTATGATGACAAGCGTTCTTGAAGCTGTTAGGGCTGGACTGATTGACTTAGAAGAAGCAGAGAGGCTGGCTAAGCTGATTGAGACCTCGCAAAAGATAACAGAGACCAGTGAGCTGATGGCTAAGATAGAAGCCTTGGAAGCCCAGCTGAAGGGCGGGGCAAGTACTGACGACTTTAAGGAAGAGTAACTGTGCAATCGTACGATATAGACACTGTATTTGCTAGAGCAGAATACTGTCTTCCAAAGCTTTTAGAGTTAAGGATGCGGTTGGTGACAGAGACCTTTCCAAAGGAACTAGTCTTCACTGCGGACGAAGCGATTAAGGTTCAAGAATGGGCCACAGGCGTTGCGCTCAAGTTACTAGGATGGGACAAATGAAATTTGATATCAAGAAGCTTTATAAGTCTACGATCAAGACCCTCGAAGCTCATCAAACCGAACTGAGCATTGCCCTGACAGCGCTTAGCTTGCTGGCCTTTGTGCCTGAGAGCGATGATGAGAAGATGGAGCATGACAGGCTGTTAGCTTTGTATCAATCCCAGCTCTCTACCGTTGAACATCAGCTTTTGATTCTGAGGTCTCTTGTAGAAGGGATCTGAGAAAACCCCCGCTTGGTGCACCTGGCGGGCCAATTCCAACTACTAAGTATTCCTCGGTAGTTCAATTCTCATCCGAGTAAGTCCTCGCATAGCTCTGCTGCTTTTGAAGCATGGGCTTGTTAAAACTGTCATACCATCCCACAAGCCCATACTGAAAAGCTGCACTAGGGTGAGAGCTCCAATCATGCTCTTCATCAGCCGTGAAAGCCCGCTTATTCTCATCCCACACACTCCGAGCCACAGCCAAAGCCTCAAGCCCTGACTTGCAGCCCACAGAGTCAATCACAACATCTTTAAACGCCTTCCTAGCCACGTAAACCCGCTCAGTTACTCGCATTCTAGGGACGGGGTTAATCTTGAGCCCAGCCTCTCTCATGGACTGCACCCTTGACTTACCGCTTATCCACTCCGTATTGCTGACATCGTGAGGCAAGAAGTGACCGCCATAAGTGTGGAATTGAAACCTGACCCTGACATCCTGTAAAACCTTGAGGTAATGCTCAAGACTCCCAAAGTTCTTATCGTACTGCCAGAAAAATACAAAGTGATTCATCTGCTTTTGAAACCACCAGATTGAGTTAGTGTCACGAACTCCAATGTCCCAGCAGGTGAAGACAGGAAGATGACGGTCAACATGGACGCCTTTTCTTATCCTTCCTTCTTTATGCGCCTTCTCTAGCTCCTCAGTGAAGAAGGTGCCTTTAATGCTGGCTTCCTCTGAGCAATAGTATTCTTGCTGAATGAGTGACTCATCCATGCCTGAGTCACGTTCTTCTTGGATTTGCTCAGGGCTAAAGATATGCTTTCCCTCGTTGTCACGAGTATCGTCAACCGTCAGAGTCCGGCACATCCAGCGTGGATTCTCGATGTTCGATTGATAGAGCCTGTATGCATGGCCCTTTGCATAGGCCGTGAACAGGAAGACCGCCCAGCCGTTCGAACGCTTGATAATGGGCCTGAGATAATCCCAGATA